TCAGTTCGTGATTGTTAATCTTTACAACAAAGATCGAGTTGTTCGCAGTTGCGTCATTACTCGGAGTGTCATAAAAATCAATCAACTTCACTTGAAGTGCAGCCGTAGTATTTTTGGAACTCGAATCAATTTCAACGCCTGATACACCCGTAGTGGTGCTACCAGCCCCGAAAACTAGATTACAGTTTTCATTTAAATTTGCCGCTACTAGATTTGTTGCGTCTGAGTCTTGCTGACAGATAAATAACTGATGTGGATCATCAGCTACAAATGCTATCGCATCAGATGCAACTGTTCCATTAGGGAACGTGTTATTAAATCTAGGCTTTGATGTACTTGGGTCTGTATAGAAACAACCCATAAATACTCCTCTTATAGCGTCGCCTGCTGTTGCTACAACGACTGTTCCGTCGTTTGCTTGTTTAACTGGATCGCCAGTAAAAATTCCGCTTGCGCCACTTGCAATAGAGTATTTAGTAGTACCAGTAGTTCCGCCTGGGGCAGAACCAACTTTAGCTATTGGTCTTAAACCAAATGCTTGGTCTATGTTAGCCATAGTAGTCTCCTAAATTATTTCAGAGACATTGATCTCACTTATTGAGACTTCTTGCCCCCAAAAGTTACTCTGCTCTGTCTCTCTTGAGAGATAGGCATGCTTGGGTGCTCTTCTTTATGGAGATCATTTTCAATTGCCTTTGTCTTTGTATCAGTAAGATTACGGAAATATTCATCCCGATCCTCTTTAACCTCAATAGGACAACGCATTAAAATTAATCCGCCTATACCTATGACGCCTTTGTACTTACCGTCGTTGACAGATGGAAGATCCATTCTATCAGGATACTCGTCTGCTCTCACAAATTCATAACCACTTCGGAGACGGCCAATAATATTTTTTTCATCAGCCATTCCTCTGTACTCAGCTCGCACCCACCTATGATGAAAACCATCAGGTGGTTCTGGCGCTTCTAAGTTAGAAGGGGGTACCCAACCCCTTGGTCTAGAGACTTTTTCACGTGTCTCTGATTTGCGTGAGGGTAGTGATTTTATACCTTTTGTAGTCATGTTACGCCTCCTTCACGTGTTTTGCGTAGTCTTCAAGTGACACACCTAGCTTTTTAGCTATAGCAACTTGTGAAGGTGTGAGTCTCACAGTGCGGCGCCCAGATTTAACCGATCTATTTGCAGAAGCAACAGCCTGAGCGGGTCTGTCCTTCTTGTTGGTATCCTCAAACTTATGAGGAAACTCTTCTCGTATACGTTTATCTAATTCTTTATAATACTCATCTGACTTCCCGTCAAATCCTTCTTCTTGTAGAAGTTTTTTATGAATAGATAGTGCAGTATACGTCATTGCTTCATTTGCACCAAACCAAGAGTTTTTTTCTGCCCAAGCCTCTGCTTTTGGATCAGGTTTAGCATTTTGTATTGGTTGTTGTGGTGTTTTAGGTGCATCTTTTTGCTCTTTCAATGCTTTTTCTCTTTGTGCTTTTGATGCGTTAGCTCGCTCCTCTTCTATAGCAAGTCTAGCTATAGCTTGTTGAGCCTCCACTTGTTTTTTAGCATTACCTGAATTAATTGCATCTTGTAAAACAGCTTGAGCTTTTTCCATTTCAGATGTTACTCGTTTAGAATATTCATCCAAATAACCATCATCAACATCTTTTACTTTTGATTTAAGATCTGCATTTTCTTTGTTAACAGCTTCAGCAAATTTAAGTGCCTCTTTTTCTCTGCGTTCAGCTTCTCTAATTTTGAAAGTAAGTTTGTCTATTCTTTTTTGTACGTTAGCACCGTACTCATCAACTTCTTTTTTGTTTTCAAAATTTTCTTCTTCGACTTTGGTCTCTTCAGTTTGTTCCTCTACTTTTACATCATCTTTTTTTTCGTCATCCTTTAGTTCTACATCAACAGGATCACCAGATGTATCTATTGGAACCATTTTGTCTTTTTCAGACGCCACTTGTGGTTGCATACTTTTCTCCATGTTATAGTAAGTTCCTTGGTAAAATATCACGAGGATCATCAACAGTTGCTATGATCTCGTCTTCATTTACTATTCTAAGTTCTCCGTCTTCAATCTTAATTCTAGAACCAGCATATGATGTAATTAATACCCAATCACCCTCTTTGCACCAAGGTTTACCATCTGGATATCTTGTTTTATCTTTGTATGCCATAGGACCAACTTTTAAAACTTTGCAAATATTTGTAGTCATCTGTGATTCAGAAACTGTCTCATCAGTTAAATACAAACCGCTTTTTGTTTTATTGTTTAATTTTAATGGAAACAAAACTATTCTCCAACCCGTAGGAGTTGGTATTTTTTCTAACTCTTTTTTTTCTTTCTCAGCTTTCTTATTATCCCAAATATGTTTTGGTACGATAAGTTTTGGTTTAGTCATCTTCTAGCTCCGTTTTCTTTAGCAGGTCCGTGAGTTCCTGTATTTCTTGTTTAAGTGCTGCGTTTTTACCAGTCAAATATTTATAATCTGACCAGTCTTTACACAATCCGCTAGTTATAGACTCTTCTACTTGTTTTTGTCTAGCAATTAATTGTTTTTTGTATTCAGTAAAAAAATTTTCTAACCGCATGATTTCATAAGATCCGCTAATTTTTTACAACGATTTGGAGTTTGTTTATTCCATTTGGAATCAAGCATCTCATAACTTGCACCGACAAAATTGGCCTCCTGTAAGCATTTCCACATGTTACGGAAATTTTGGACGCCATACTGGCCCAGCTGGAAACACATCTCCGCTAACACGTGTTGAGCTGTTTCTGGTAAATCATCAATATTATTTTGAGTCATTAATTGTTTAGCTTGAGCTATTGCTCTGCTTAAATCT